ATCAGAACAGAAGTCGATAAGATTGCAGTATCTGATATAGAAGAATCACTAGCAACACTTACAATAGAGATAGAGAATAAAAAACAAGCAGTTCAAAAGCTGCTTACACAAAGAGATGAAGTGATTGTACACGCATACAAGCATGGATTTTCTGCAATACAGTTAGGTAAATTACTTAACTTGACAAGACAAAGAATATATGAAGTCCTAAATAATTATGGTGTTGAACGCAACACAATAGTTTTTCAAGGCAAAGACATAGAACTAGAGGAGGAATAAATGCCTAAATTTAATTTAGATAATTACGAAACTGTAGAAGATAGATTAAAACAATATTGGAAGGATAATCCACAAGGAAGAATATCCACTGATGTTGTTCACATTACTGATGATGGCAGTTGTGTGACTATTAAAGCAGAGATATTTGTATGGCACGAGGATGTTGGTTTATATTGTGTTGCCACTGGTATAGCACAAGAAACTAAAGGACAAGGTGGATTTGCTAACGCAGATGCTTGGATGGAGAACTGCGAAACTTCTGCAATAGGTAGAGCATTAGCAAACTGGAAGTATCAAGGTAGCAATAAGCCTAGACCTAGCAGACAAGAGATGTCTAAGGTCCAGGTAGAGAAGAAGCAAGTAAAGAAACCTACTAAGCAAGAACAAGATGCTATGAACAAAGTAGTTGATGAGATGGTAGGACAAGATGTTGGTAAGCAACTTAATACTTTACTTGGAGCTATGATTGTTGATCAAAAACTTAGACAAGAGATAAAAACTAAAGCATACAATGAGTTAGTCGATAATGGTATAGCTAATCCAGATGTAAAAATGTGGACTAAAAAAAATATAGATACCTTCATGACTAGAGCAGAAGATATGTTTAATGCTATGGGAATTGACAATGAGATTGCACAGACAACAGATAAAGATTTAGTTGAAGAAGTCTTTGGTGAAGTAACTGCAACAGTAGTAAGAACATGTCCAGAATGTAATAGTCCAGACTGGATAGAGGACAACAGGGAGAAAAAAGCAAGTGATGAAAAATTTGCAAAGATACCTTCATGGAGCTGTAGCACATACCAAGGCAACAATGGTTGTGGTTGGACTGCATGGGGTGATACTGATTGTCCACCAGAGTGGCTATAGATGATGGTATATCAATTAATGTGGACAAACTTAAAGCTAAGTTGCAGGAGAGATACCCTAACCACAACTTTGATATACCACCAGGACCAGATACTAAATGCAAACAACAAACAGGATGTAATCGTTTAGGCAACATTACATATTCAGACAAGGAAGGAAACATATATTGTGGTAGAAGATACAAACAATCAGAAGAAGGTAACCCATACAAGTGGGAATACAGAGAGTGTCATGCACTCCTTAAAGCAGCAGAGCAAGGAGGAGAACAAAAAGAAATCCCCTTCTAGTTATGGCTATCGTGGTGTAGTAGATATATTTATTAAAAATAATATTGACTATAAAGATTGGGTAGTGAAGGAACTTGACAAACAAAGAGGTGGTATAGATTTTATGCTACCTAATGCACAAGGAGAAATATATTTGACATGGGAAGATTTGTATTGTGTAGATGTTACTTTTGTAAATACAAAAGCTACTTATAAAGAGGTAGTTACTTTACCAGAACTTGAAGTAATGGTAGGCAAACTAGAGGAGCAAAGACAAAGAACAGTAGGTGTCATAAGAGATATGATGAAGGATGCTTTTAGTGACAAGTAAGTACACAGACTCGTATGAATCCAGGAACAGTGGAGATGACATGGCAGATTTAGCGATGCAAAAGTATCTAGCTGATACAGGATCGGTAGAGAATAAAGACTACTTACGAATAGGAACTGATCCTAAAGTTAATAAGCTAAATTTGTTTTGGTATGCAACAGAGATATTATTGTTACCAGATTACATAGTCGTAAGAGATGAGAGCATTTATTTTGTAGAAGTAAAAGGTACAAATAAATTAAAATCAGCAGACTATTACAAGATACAAGAGATGAATTGGAAGGGTAGCAAGTATAAGCAAGTGCATATTGGTGTAATGTACTTTGCAAACATGGATGCAGAACCTAAATGGTATAGTGCAGAGAAGTTATTTGATATGTGGAAAGATCCCAGATTTATAACTAAATACTATCCAGAACTAGATTTTAAAGGTAACAAAAAACCATACAAAGAGTTACCATTTTAAAGTGGTTGGTAGTTATCCCATCCTTTATCATTTATTGTAAAAGTTAATACACCTGGATGACTCCATAAACCAGTTCGTTCAGTAAAGTCTATACTCTTATCAATACTAGGTGCTTGAAACCAAGTACGATCACCTTGTTGTTTCATCCTTAAATGATGATAGTGAGCAGTAACTAATATCTCCGAATTTCCTGGTGGCAACCATCCATACATCTGACCCTTCCACCAATTTTCTATCTTGTTCTCTGGATTACCACTGCCACCAGTCATATGACCATGGGTAAAACTCACAGTCTTACCTTTTATATCCATTGTTTGATGGAATCCAGAAGGAATGCGTACTTCAACTTTTCCATAGCGTTCTTTGTTAGCAGACATAATCTCTTGACATATTTGTAAGTGCATTGTGTCACTGTTATCTAATCTATTCGTGGCAACCTGTCCTTTACTGGTCCTAGTCATCTCACCATGATTACCAGGTACACCTGCCAATACCAATTTAGGTGCATGTGGTAGGAATGTATCTATAGTTTTCATAATCATAGACCTAGCTAATGCATATTGCTCAATCAATGTGAGAGTAACATTGTGTGGTTGGCTCTCGTAAAAATGCGGAGTACAGTTTTCAGTAAGGTCACCTAATCCCACCATGTATATTTCATCTATCTCCACACCTAACTTACGAAGATCTTTGATTCTATTTACACCATCTTGTAATGCTCTATCGTATCTAGCAACAGTGTTCTCAACACCATAGTCACGCTTACCCAACTGCCAGTCAGACATGAACCACATGAATGCTGTATCACCTGCATTAAACTTTTTAATTAGTGGTGGTTTCTTCTTTGCTTGTTTAAATAATTCTTGAAAATACTTATCGTGTCCAGGATTCTTCTTCTTTACAATACCTTTAAACGCATAAAAGGTTTCAGTCCTGCCACCTTTGAGCTGTACATTCCAGCTAGATGCACGAACAGAACCTTCTATCTCGTAGTGTTCTGGATCGAACCCCCATTCTTTTAAAATAGATTCAAATTTATTTCTGTAATCTGGATCTGTTCCGACATGGGTTATTTCTCCTAACCCTGTTTGTTCATTAACTTCTAGTCCTGGTTGCCACCCTGACTTATAGAAGTTGTTACCCCATTCTTCTGGTACTTTAGGCATACTACCTCCTTTGCCCTGTTAAGTTAATTATACAGGGCTACAGAGACAAATTATCTATTTAGATATTTGTTTTTTTGCGTATGTTTTAACTACTGCTAATGCAGCACCGCCACCTGCTAAGGCAGCAAGTTGCACAGTATCAGCATCAACTGATACTAATGGTGCAACAACTAACGCACCAAGGAATGCTTCAACGAATGTCCAAAAGGTTCGCTCTAGCATATCTTTAAGTTCTTCACTCATTTTATACTCCCATGAATCAGACCAAGGTGTCCACCATACATCCTTCTTGAATGTACCATCCTGGTTTCTTGCTCTTTTAAATCTCTCAAACATTATTGTATTACCCTTCCACTAAGTTTTGATTTTATTGTAAGGACATTTCCATTTATCTCCTGCAATTTATCATAAACTGTGGTAGCTAACACTGTATGATCTTTAGCTTTGTTATCTACTTGATCATCTAATAATTTATTTATTGTTGTGTACTCAATACTTACTTCTTTACCTTGTAATAATTGTTTTGCTACCTTGTCGTATAATTTTTTATACGCTACCTGGCTTCTTGATATGAAACCATCTTTAGATATGTCTAAGTCTTGTTGTGTTTCTCCTACAATAAGGCAACCAGAAGTATGCTCATCTGTGTTACCACCATGTATCAGTATGTAAGTAAAGTTAGGTACATCTTGTAAATGCAACATACCAAAATGTGATTTGCCATATTTCTTTTTGTACTTCTCGTGAAAACCACCAACAGTCCTGAACTTAATATCATATGTACCTTCAGGTATGCAAGTTTCGTGCATAACTTTTACTGCTTGATACTGGTCCTCTAATGTAAAACATTCAAAGATACCATCAATTAACAAGATGCCATTCGTAGCATCTGTTCCAAACTGCGTTCTAACTACTGTTAATTTCATCTTGTCCACCTTCCTTGCAACAACACTTGTTGCAACATTTTACTTCCTGAAATTTATTGTCAATAACCATATTACTAAAGTTATTATAGTAGCTAATCCTGTGATTTGTTGTGCAGAACCAGTAAGTGTAAGCGTAGCAATAACTAAACCAACCAAAGTCCAACTAAGGTTTAATGTTTCTTTAATTATATCTACGATCCACTTCCATAACTTTTTTATCATAGTGTTCTCCTAAATACGAAAGCTGCCATACTAGCTATTCTAGTTATAATAACTGGCACGACTACTTCTTGTGCTTTTTCTTTTTGGTCTTGTGTCATGTCTTGTCCAATGGTGGTCAAGTCTATGTCCTCAAAATCTACTAAAACTTCTATTGGGTTTTCTATAAAGTTGTCAAACTGTATCTCTGTAACTACATCAGCAAGTGTGTAATCTTCTACATCTTTATTCTCTACAGCTTTTTGTACAAATACCTCTACTGCTTCTGCTACTACCTCATCTTCTTTAACAGCTTCAGCAATAATCTCAACATCTTCTGTTTCTACCTGTAATACTTCTGCTACAACTTCTACTTGTTCTTCTGTAAGTTCTTCTACATTGTCAATAGCTTCTTCTACTACAGCTTGTACAACAACAACTTCTTCTTCTGTTATTTCTTCTACTACAACTTCTTCAAGTATCTCTATGACTTCTTCTGTTTCAAGTTGTTCTACAAACTCTTCGACAACTTCTTCTATTTCTTCTTCAGATAAATCTTCTGATATAACCTCTACTATTTCTTCCTGTATATCCTGTTCTGCGACATCTTCCTCTTGAACTGTATCTTCTCTGATGATGTCATCTCCTGGTATCTCTTTATCCAACTCATCTTCTACAATCTCCTCTACAATAATTATTTCTGGTAGCTCAATAACTTCTTCTTCAATAGCAAATTCTTCTTCAAGTTCCTTAACATCAATCTTGACTTCCTCTTTAGGTATATCTTCTTCTTTGATAGGTTCAGGTCCTTTATCCTCATCTTCCACGACCACTTCAGATACCACAACATCATCATCAGAAAACTCTTCTTTGGTATCTGGTTTTGTTTCTTCATCAACAACTATTATAACTTCTTCTTTAGTTTCTTCCTCTAATATTTCACAATCACCACGCTCTATCTGTGCATCAGTCATATAGCAACCATACTTATCTTCATTAGCTTTACGCTGCTGATCACGAATAGCTGTTTCTTCTTTTTCTTTTTCTATGGCTTCTCTCTCTCTGCGTTCAGAATCTAATTCTCTGATACCAGTTTCTTGGAAGTTCTTATCTCGTTCCCATTCACGAGCAGCATTAACACGAGCTTCTTCAGCTTCTCTCTCTTCTCTAGCTTTACGCTCTGCATTAGTTTCATAAATACCTGTCTCTGCAAAATTTAGTTCTTCTTCAGTAGGAGGTATTGTAGTGGTTGTAGTAGTAGTGGTTGTGGTAGTCGTAGTAGTTGTAGTAGTAGGAATAGTACTCTCATCTACATACTGCCAGTACAATGTATCTACTACTGTAGGATCAGATACTGTAACTTCAAACTTAGTAATAAACTTATCTGTGTTAGCTTCATCATTGTTGTAATCAGTAAATGATTTATAAAAGCTATCGTACATACTTGGAAATGGTGGACCTTCTGAATTATCTTGTCCTGATTTTTGTATAGTTTCATCTGTGCCATCTGAATAATAATACTTAACATCATAGGAATTGTTTACTGCACCTACAATAAAGCCTACTTCATACACATCTTCTGAAAACTCAAAGACATAAGTTCCATTATTAATTCCTAATGAACAACCAGTAGTACCATAGCTACCTTGTTCACCACAATAAATAGAACCATCACTAACAGTTAGACCTGATTCGTATGTACTATCATCAAACCCTTCATTGACTGTAACTTCTCCAGGTACATCTCGTGCCAATACAGGCAAAGGTATTAATAAAATAAAAGCTAAGACTACTCTTAGCATTACATTATAATTGCTGCAACAACTCCACCCACTGCTACAAGTAGCGTTAATACTTTATAAAACTCTGCTTTGTCTAGTTTTGCATCTAGTTTTTCTTCAAGACTATCTAATTTTTCTAACACCATAATATTCAATTCCTTTTGCGTAAAACCATTGGAGTATTTATCAGACATTAT